GGCGCATTACAACCGTCAGGTGGAAATCCTGAATCGGGCACGGAGCAGCAGTGCGGTCAAGGAGAGCGTAGCCGTTCTGTGGAAGATGATCAAAATGCCGCAGAGGAAGGAGAACAGCAAGTGAAATTCATAAAAAACGGAAAAGAGTACGCAGGTATTGAGCAGGCATATTTCGCGCACTGCGGAATTGTGGCGCACTGTGAGAAGTGCGGAATGCAGGGGAAAACGGCTAAGAATTCTGACTGCCGGGCATATGCCTGCAATCACCCGGTGGAGGCAGCGTATCTCATGGGCTTTGAACTGCGTGAGAGCAACATGAGGAAATACGCACCCGAACGGCTGGGAGAATACGTCCATACCATTCGCGTGACACTGATGCAGGACGATTATACGGGTCACATCGCCTATGAGGTAGGCGGTAACTGCAAGGGCGGTGATCTGCTCGACCCGAACGGTGTGCTGGAGGGTGATTATCTGTTTACGGAGAATGACTGCCGGTTTCGCTGTGTTGATGAGGAAATGCCGTATTTCGAGGCAATGCTGCATAATGCGGCCGGAGATGCGCTGATGGTTGAAGGTGACGAAAACGACATGCTGGACATGATCGTCAGTATGGAGATCGCAGATGTGAGAAAGGTGGAGCAGTATGAAAGCAATCCGTAAAAAGCCCTGCTGCGAGCCGGAGCTGATTGACATCGACAACACTCTGAAAGCCTTGCAGACCGAGGTCGGCGGCTACATCGAAACCGTAACGATTGCATCGGATGCCGTCGTTATCTGTAACGAGGAAGGAGTGCTGCTCGGAATGCCGTACAACTGCCGGTTCTTCGGCGTGGATTTCGTTGGTCCGATCCTCGTGGTCGGCCGTAACAAGGACGAGTTCTGCGATGTGCCGGCGTTTTTCAAGATGGCGGTGCAGCATGGCTGAATACATTGAAAAGCAAGCCGCAGTGAAGATTGTCGAAAAATACAGTCTTGCGAATGGCTCTGTGTTAGGCAGACATTCGGGACTGGCAGATTGCATTGCAAGTGAAATTGCAGCTCTGCCTGCTGCCGACATTGCGCCGGTGGTGTGGCGCGAAAATGCGCGAAAACAATGAAATCTGAAACGTTTATTTAACGGAGAACAGAAGGAATGGCAATGAATATCAAAGCGTGTTTATCATCAAAAAACGACCAATGGACTACACCACAAGACTTTTTCGACAAGTTGAACGACGAGTTCCATTTCGATCTCGACCCGTGTGCAGACGAATACAATCACAAATGTGAAGAATATTTCACTCGTGAACAGGATGGTCTTATGCAGGACTGGGGAGGGCATACGGTTTTTTGCAATCCGCCGTATGGCCGTGAGATAGGGAAATGGGTTAAAAAGTCGTGGGAGGAATCGAAGAAGAACACGACAGTTGTCATGCTGATTCCGGCCAGAACAGACACTGCATATTTTCATGATTACATATATGGAAAAGCAGAAATTCGTTTCATACGAGGACGGTTGAAATTCGGGCAGGCTACACAAGGTGCGCCTTTCCCGAGTATGGTAGTTGTATTCAAAGGAGAAAACGATAATGGTTACGATTAACCAAGCAATCCGTATATTAGACCCGGCAACGACAGCGGAGGAGCTGGCAACGATCGAATACTACGGCGGTCTGCACGGCCGCGAAAAGATGGTCGCCGCGTGTGACGAGGCCTGCCGCGTGGCGGTCCGAATTATGAGAAAATATTTGGAGAAACAGAAATGAAAAAGAAAATCATGGCGGCACTGCTCTGCGGTGCTATGATGTGTAGTCTGTCGGCCTGCAGGGAGAGCGAGCGCGTTGCGTACAACATCTCGAAGGAGGCGGACAATTTCAACGTCACGCGCCGTCTGGAAGTCATCAACGCGCGTACGGACAAGCCGGTGTTTGAGCTGATCGGCAACTTCGCCATCTCGAACAACAGCGAGAACGAGCTGGAGGTGACTGTCGAGACCGGGCAGGGCGTTTACAAGAAACACCTTGTGTACCTCAACGACTGGACGATCTACGTTGTGGAGGACGTCAGCGGCGCTTACGTGGACAAGTTCCACTACGAGGTGAATTTCCTGCCGGAGATGATCATTCCGGTTACGGTGACGTCGCATGACTAAATACAGCGATAAGGTTCGGCGCTACCTTGTGTGGCGCTACGGCATTACGGATGGGGAGAGGACTACATGACAACAAAAGAATGGCTGAACCGCGGGTGGGCACTCGACCGCGAGATTACGGCTTTGGAGAGTGCCAAGCGCCGGGCGTATGACCGCTGTGTGTCAGGCGTGGCATCGGTGAGCGGTGCACCGGGCGGCGGCGGTGCCTCAGACGGCGGCCTGAGCCGCTACGCCGACTTTGCTGCGCAGGTGGATGCCCAGATCGACAAGATGATTGACATCAAGCAGGAGATCGCGGCGGTGATTGTTGAGGTGCCGGACACGACCCTGCGGACACTTCTCACAAAGCGGTACTTAAACTTTGAGAAGTGGGAGAAAATCGCGGTTGACTTAGACCGCACTCTGCGCTGGGTCATGCGGCTGCATGGCAGGGCATTGCAGGCAGCAGAAAAAATTCTGAAAGAAAATGCGAACAGGCCATGTTAGTTCACATAGTTTCCTGCTATACTGGTATCATGAAGTTCAGCGGGAATGAAACTGAGGTCCCGCATTTCTCCTGCTTCATAGCATTGGAAACACCTCCGGAAAGGCACTCTTGGAAACAAGGG